TGACCTTGATGCAGTTCCAGACAGCACCAATCGTGCTATTTTAAAAGCAATAACATCTAGGTCTACTACACAAAGCAATACAGTGTCTCAACCTCAAGCAGAAAAAAACGCCATTGCTTCCGGCAGCATGGGATTTAATCAGTTAAAAGGTGGTAATCCGTTGTTTAAACGTGCAGGTGATACATTTGATGAAGCCACAGGTGTGTTAAAAAGAGATGGCATGGTCATTGATCCCAAAACTCGTGCTTTTCAGTTCGGCCAAAATCAAACGTTGACAGCAATTATAAATCAAGTAATCCTTAGTTCCGACTGGGCCATAAAAGCAATAGAACCTAATAAGTTATTGCCTGAAGGCTATAGAGAATGGTATAAATTAGATGTCCAAATAGAAATGTTAGATTTTGATAAAACCACTGGAGATTATGCTAAGAGAATTACTTACCGGGTAGTACCATACCTTACTCATCAAAGTATTTTTTCAAATGCTACTTCAGCCCCAGTGGGATACAATGAATTAATGAAATCAGTAGTTAAAGAATATCAATACATTTATACAGGACAAAACGTAGATGTTCTCAGTCTAGCTATTGATATTAATACTATGTTTTTCGTTTCTACTGATCCCAAGGCTCAACACGAATCCGCTAAAACTGCAAATCAAGATCAAAAAAATGCAGAAGTTACCAACACCACTTACAAGACAGGTGAAGGTTCAGCCCCAGCAGTCCAATCAGCTCAAGCTGGCCGTGCAAGAACACTGCGAGATCCCAAAGCACTAGAAGGATCTAAGGGAGGATCAGACGACAAGAGCAGTGAACAAATAGTTGCTGAAAATTTCCAACGAGCATTTATCACCGGCAGCAGTGCTGACATGGTAACTGTGACCTTAGAAATACTAGGAGATCCTTATTGGCTAGTAGACAGCGGAACTGCAAATTATTTTTCTGCTGCCCCAAATGCCACATCTCAGATCACTAACGACGGAACAATGAATTACGAAAGCGGGAATATCTATGTGTACATTTCATTCAGAACTCCAGCAGATATCAATACTACCACAGGTCTATATGATTTTTCTATAGCCGGAAAAGAAAGTCCGTTTGGCGGACTGTATCGAGTGAACATGTGTGAAAACACATTCGCAGACGGCATGTGGAAGCAGAAACTCAAACTATTACGCATGCCTGGACCGCAAGGACCTGAGATCAATGAGACTGTGACCGGTGAAGGTGCAGCCTCGATATCCAAAGAAAACAGCAATGCATTACAAAAAGATGGTCCAGCAGAACAATCTAATTCTCCTAATAGCGGAAGCTCCTATACTGGAAATATTGGCAATGCTACTAACGATCCTACTAACCGAGCTGCGGTAGCAAATAATGGTTCTGCATCTAGTTCGGCAAGGACTACTGATAGTCTCAGAAATTCTTCAAGAAGAGCAGCCAAAGCAGCGGCAGATAAAAAAGCAACAACGACCACTTCTAATCAAGCGCCCGTGACAGCAGGATTCAAATATTATAGAGATCTAGGACAAAGATAATGGCAGAAATCACAAGACCATCAGCAGAACGAGAAAGTAAATCTGGCGGACTTACCACAGGGATATATGTGGCTAGAGTAGTTAGTCATCTTGATCCATCATTCATGGGATCTATCGAAGTTAATCTTTTAAAAGATCAAGCGAATACAGCAGGAGACGACAGTCAAACTTTCATTGTAAAATATGCATCTCCGTTTTTCGGTTATACTCCTTTTGAGTTTATGGGTGAAAACGATGGTGCTAAATCTACCATTGATGGATTTAGCGACACGCAAAAATCCTACGGTATGTGGTTTGTACCCCCGGATATAGGTGTTAACGTGTTGGTATTGTTTGTAAATGGAGACCCGGCCTCGGGATATTGGTTTGCATGTGTACCAGGCAGAAATATCAATCACATGGTTCCAGCCATAGCTGCATCTACTGTGAATAGTTTAGATGCTGAAGACAAAAAAAGATACGGTAATACTAAATTGCCGTTGCCGGTTGCTGAAGTCAACAAACGTATCAACGGTAAACTCGCCCAAGTAGACACTGAAAAATTTGCTAGAGTAGTTCATCCTATAGCAGATAGATTTCTTGAACAAGGATTGTTGGAAGATGATGTGCGAGGAGTCAACACAAGTTCACCGCGGCGCGAAGCACCTAGTATGGTGTTCGGTATTAGTACACCCGGACCATTGGATCGACGAGCAGCCGCTAAAAAACAAAAGATAGGTAAATCAGACAGTCAAGCCACTGTGCCTGTGAGTAGATTAGGCGGTACACAATTGGTCATGGATGACGGCAATGACAGATTTCACAGAGAAAAATCTGCCGCCGAAGGTCCAGTGAAATACATTGATTTATTAGATCCTGCTAATCAGAAAAAAGGTGCTACAGGATCTGCTACTATTCCCGCCAGCGAATACTTTCGTGTAAGAACTAGAACTGGTCATCAGATACTGATGCACAATTCAGAAGACTTGATCTACATTGCCAATGCTCGGGGCACCACATGGATAGAACTTACTAGTAATGGCAAAATAGACATTTATGCTGAAGATAGTATCAGTGTACACACGCAGCAAGATCTCAATATACGTGCTGACCGAGACATAAATCTCGAAGCAGGTAGAAACATTAATATGAGAACCGAATCAGGCAAATGGCATGCAGAAATTGCCACTGACATGGAATTTTTAATCAACAATGATTCTAAACTTACAGTAGGTGCTAATCTTGATATATTAGTTGGAGCCAAGACTAAAATATCCACTAACAACGATTTAGATATTGCGTCCGGAGCAGAAACTAAAATTAGTTCCACATCGGACATCAGCATAGGCAGCGGTGCAGAAGTCAAAATCAACGGTACTAAACTCAACTTCAATGGTCCAAATAATGCAGAAACTGCTGCAACTGCTGACTTTGTGAGACCTTATGATCTTAGAGATAATCCAGCTACTAGCACCGTGGTAGGTTGGGACCAACGCTATCAAGCAGGCATTGTTAAAAGCATTATGAAACGCATACCCATGCACGAACCGTGGAAACTGCACGAGCACAGATCACCGGATACGTTAACGCCAGATAAAACAGATAGGGATACCTAAACATGGCCACAAGACTATACAATCAAAAAATCGCAGCACAGAGTGTGGCCAACATCACTGAGAATCAGGCCAAATACACTTATAAAGGATTCAGCTCCAGCGAAGCTAATAAAAATTTCAAACTCTATGACATCAATCTTGTCAAACAGGATTTGATCAATCATTTTTATATCCGCAAAGGCGAGAAACTAGAGAATCCAGAATTCGGCACAGTGATCTGGGATATGCTGTTCGAACCATTTACACCAGACGTCAAAGAGATCATAGCCAAAGATGTAGAAGCCATTGTCAACTATGATCCTAGGATAACCGTGCAAGAAGTGCAGATAGACAGCACGGATCAAGGCATGCGTATTCAGGTCGAATTAATTTACAGACCTTTCAACATCACTGAAAAAATGACACTTGATTTTGACAAAAACAATAGGGTCATAAACTGACCACTTAATTTTTTAAGGTAAATATTGGTATGACTACAACCAGCAGGCAAAATAATTTAATCTTAAATCAAGATTGGACCAGAATCTATCAGACATTTAGAAATGCTGATTTCAAAAGCTACGACTTTGAAAATCTGCGTAGGGTTATTATCACCTACCTTAGAGAAAATTATCCGGAAGATTTCAACGATTATATAGAATCCAGCGAATATCTCGCGCTAATAGATGCGATAGCTTTTCTAGGACAGAGTCTGGCATTTCGTATAGATCTTGCCAGCAGAGAAAATTTCATTGAGCTAGCAGAAACCAAAGAAAGTGTGCTGCGTATAGCTCGTATGTTGAGTTATAATGCCAAAAGAAATGTAACTTCTAAGGGACTATTAAAATTCACTACCATAAGCACCACCGATAATATCATAGACAGCAATGGCAAGAATCTTGCTCAACAGTTGATAACCTGGAACGACCCTACCAATGCCAACTGGTTAGAACAGTTTCTCACTGTATTAAATTCTGCCATGGCAGACAATACAGAATTTGGTCGCAGCCAAGGTTCGGCTGTGATTCAAGGGATCCCCACAGAACAATATAGATTTCGTACTGTCAGCTCAGATGTGCCATTGTTTTCATTTAATAAAAATGTCAGCGG